TAATATAATTGTTTTAGCTATAATTAATAGTGATTTAATATAATCTCTCTGTCCGTTACCATTGGAGTAATCTTTAAGGCTCTTCATATTCGTCTACCCATCGAAAGCCGGATTCTCTGTCGCTTCCCATCCAATTACCTATCCAATAAACAACAACTGTTGGAGCAGTTTAACATTTAGCTTTCCTATGGGTGGGGCTTGGTATTTACTTTCGCTGCAACCCATCAGCTAACGTTTATCGTTACACCCTTAACTAAAATGTCTGTTTATCTTCAAGCAGAGAGATTAATGTTATTAGGAGAAATCTCTTGGATATGCATGCTCTTGTGAAATTAAAAGCCTATAGGACTTACATCACCCTTTATTTCTCCTAAATATTGTATAAACTCTTTGCAAGGTTGCACCTTGCTTTATGTAGATTCCTCCAGTACTAGACCATAAGTATATGGTAGGTATTGCATTACCCTCAGCTTTAAGCTTACGTTGTAGAGTTACTCTGGTTCACCAGCAAATTGGACAAAGAGTTTAATGTTTTAATTTAATCTATAATGTACAGTAACCCAACCATCTGACGTATTAGTCAAACTTAATGAGTCTCCATTACTAAATACAGTATATGTTGATGTACTGTTCACTGTAGCACCACTAGCATTAGTATAATTATGGATTACATTGTTACCATTTAAGGTAAATGTACCATTCCAATCACTAGTTGTCCCAGAGTTACTATAGTATGTTGCAAATGCTGTATAAGTATATGTCCATACTAAACCAGTTGACTTAACTCCTGAAGGACTAATGTTATAGTATGATTGCCATTGTCCTACAATAGACTCTCCTTCATACTGTCCTGGAGTATTTACTGGTGTTGTCATTATTGATGTACTAGCTGGTGCTGGTAAATCATCTGACGGTGTACAAGATGCTATAAAAGCAACCATAGTAACCATCAATAGTTTATTAATTGTTTTCATAGTTTATAAGTTTAAGTTAATAAATATTAGTTTAACACACTATACAACTCAATAAAGTAGTTTGTATATTCTAGTTCAGACGTATAGTTCTTATACGTATTACCATTAGTTAATCTGATCTTAGCTATTTTATGCTCCTTCAGTTTATCTGTAGTAGCCTTATTTAATGAGAAATATGAAGTTCCTTTACAATTAAAGTCATTCCAAGACACAAGAGTGATCTTGTCTCCATTCTCAAATAGTATAATCATTTGATTCTTTTCATTACAGCTACCTAAGCCAACCATCAACACAATTATATTGTTAACGACTTTCTTATCATTTACCACTGTAATATTAGGATCTATTCTAAATCCTAAAGACAAATCAGGTGTAGCACACATCAATGATTCAGATGTTAAGTATGTGACCTTATCAGTCATATCATCCTTAATCTCCTGGATTGTCAATTGAGCATAAGAGCTCATAGTTATAACACTTAGTGTTAGTACTGTTATTAGTTTCTTCATAATTTTAAGTTTTAAGTTTTTAAGTGAGTTAATAAAATAGAGTGATTCGAACCCATCACTCAATGTTGTTATCCTAGAGCATACCCGAAGACCTGTTTGGGGTTAGGCTGGTATGCTATAGGAAAGTTAGTTTAATTCTCACACATATATGGACTAAATGTATATGTAGTCACACTAGGTGAGAGTCTTTGTTTTAATAGTATTCTTTTGTATGATATAGGATTTTTCTTCCGTTTCATAGCTCTTGCTTCCATACAGTATAATTCACACTCTTTAAGAATGCTATTACCTGTTGGAATGTATTCAAATGCTTCTCCGTTGTACATAATTAAAAGTTTAAGTGAGTAATTAATATTTAGTTACCAAGTAAAATTAGATGAATCTAAGTACACTTGACTGTGTCTTCTTAAAGCATCTTTACCTGTATTAGGACGAGATACTAAACTAGCAGGAGTTAATCTAATAAATAATCTCCATTGATGTTTAGTACTTACTGTTCCTCTATGCACATCTGTTTGAGTAAACTCTAACCATTCTTTAGGTTTAAGTTCAATATCTCCAACAAATTCTGTTATAGGTGTACCTGATATCCATAAATACATTTTTTGATTAATATCTTTAGCATCTTCAATGAATTTGTTATCTTCATCTCTAGGTACAGCATCTCTATGCCAATTAGGTATACAAGGATACTGATTAGGCATCAACATATGTACCTTAGCATCTACATAGTAATCAGGGTGAGGTAACACACATTCATCTATAATAGAAACTATCTCTGGCATCATATCTTTAACCTCTGTTATATGACATTTAATCAAACCATTGTGTAATAGTTTTATTTCTGATTGTTTCATAATAAATAGTTTTAGTTAGTAATTAAGTGTTAATAAGGACTTTAGACCATTAAGTGACATTATGTCATACATCAACTGTTAAATTGTCAGTCCACATATTTGTATAAGTCATATAATAATCCGTCCTTTGGTATTCCTAGTGGATTGGTACATAGTATACATCAATCCTTACCGCTATCAGCTAGTTTTGCAGTTAATACCACAAATGCTACTATAGTACCGATAAATATAATCCATTCTGTTTCCATAAGTATTAAGTTTAAGTGAGTAATTAGTTTAGTTATTCTCCATCTCCTCCTGTTTGATAGGCTAAGAATATTATCAGCACCAACACCCAGATAGGTACCATAATATGTGGCCATAAGATTATAGGCATTATAAATGCTAATATACCTAGTATAACTAGTAGCATTCTTCCTAATCCTTTTAGTATTCTTTTTATATATTTCATAAGTTAATAATTTTAGTAGCGACAAGTGGATTTGCACACACTAGCCTCTCAGTAATGAACTGTTAAGACCCTCTAGAGCATCGCTATGTTATAATGTATGTCCTAAGTATTTAATTAGCTTACATCTCTTATATATTGTTATAGTAAATAAGGTGTATTCAGTATATTTAAATGTTTCTTTAGCTGATACACTCCAATAGACTTTCTTCCAAAAGATGCATTTTAGTATTTCTTTGATATAATACATAATGTCAGGTTTTAGCTATATAATGACATAATGTCATATAAGTGGTTAGTAAAAAGGTGTTAATAGTGGTGTAATATTCCACGACGACGTCGGCACAAACATCTTCAAACTTTACTAAAGTCTTCAAAAAGTATGACAGAGTGTCATAAAGTTAACGTCAATTAACCCTCCGGTTAATAATAAGGGAACAGCGTGATGCCATTCCCTTATGTTTCTAGTCAGCCCAGAGTATTAGTCAGCTAATACATCTCCTGCTGTAGTTTCCTCAGGAGCTTCTTCCAAGAAGTTAGCGAACTCATCTCCTAAAGAGATTTTAGAAGCGTTCTCAGCAACCATAGGAGCCATAGCTATTACAGCTAATACTTGACCGCCATCTCTAGCGTCAACTAATCCTATCTGACAGTTAACGATTTCTCCTTTAGCAGGAATAAATGCGCTATCTGCGAATGGTGAGAAAGACAGTTGGTGATTAGCTGACTTATCGAATTTACCCTCTCTTAAGTCTGCCTTAGCACTTTCCAACATCTTTGGAGTTGCACCTTTCAAGTTAATAATTACCTTACCCTCATAATGAGTAGGCGTTGAAGTTACCTGTAAGTCGTAACGACCAGGCTTTACTACAGCTGTTCTGCTGTTGATAATCTGCACTGCAGACTTACCGCTTAATTTGTTGTCCATCGTATGTATGTTTAAGTTATTGGACGTGACGTTCGCTTGAAGCCCGAACATCTTAAGGCTATGATAGTTGATAGTAGACCTACACTACGTCAGTAGCATAGGCGTCTATCATACAAGTATTAACTACTTGTTATGTCTTGGATTGTACGGTAGAACTATACCATACGCATCGATGTAGTACGTTGTCTGTTTCTTCATCTGTTTGAGTATTAAGTGAGATGCCCTAGTTCATCCAGAGCAACATATGAGTAGAGTGTTGACAGGTGTTTTTTCAACCTGCCGTACCAAGTTTACATTATAAACAATGTAACAAACGGTTCGTAGTATTGCTCTACGACTTGGACACTCATAGCGGACAAAATACCGGTAGGGTACTCTAATCTGCAAAACTTAGAGGGGGAGTCTAGTATAGGTGTTCCGTGAGCCTACAAACTATCACTACCCAAAAAAAAATATTATATAAAATTTTTATGACACCCAATCCTAGGAATAGTGTCAAATTGTCACTAAGAAAACTTTCATAGTTCCAGGATATGTAGTAATTTAGCTGTAATGAATTTAGAAGAAGAAATAAACAATGATGAATTACTAATAGCACCTACTCCTGAAATAGTACAGTATCTATTAGACTGTGACGATATCTCGATCGAAGAGTATAACAAATACCAAATGGATCCAGATAACTACACACCCAAACTAAACACAAATTATGGAGAATAAAGATAATATAATACTAAAGAAAAGAAATGTTGGTATGACAGGATTACCTACTTCAATAGAAGACAATAAATACTACACACCATCAATAGAAGAGTTTCACGTAGGGTTTGAGTATGAACGTCAGATGAAAGAAGAGAATGATGATGTCTTTCAATATGATGGCCCAGCTTGGATAGGTTGCACTTATCCTAATGACTCTTCTTTAGGAGATGCCTCTACTAAGTTAGGTCTAAAATATTTAAAGAAACATATATCTTCAACTAGAGTCAAATACCTAGACAGAGAAGATATAGAGAGTTTTAATAAAACACACTTTGAAGAGATTAAGTTTGAATATGATAATAATGTAGAGCCTATACCTGCAAGAGAAGATACTAATGAATTACCAGATGGATATTACTTAGATGATCAACTTAGCACAGGAGAGCTGTGGATATTGTATCATTATAAGAGTGATGGAATGGTATGGATAGAGTATGTAAAAGACTGTGGGGGAATGGGGTATTTATTCAAAGGCATAATCAAAAACAAATCAGAACTTAAGAAAGTTCTTAAAATGATAGGAATATGAAAGATAATAAAGAATATAAACCATTAGTAGAACATCCTGCTAAAATGAAGTTTAAGAAAGAATACACAGCATGGGATCAATTTAGAGGTAACTTCTTATGGTTAGCTGTTACACTTACATTAATATCTATATGGATGGCCATAGACTTAGATGATATAAGATGGGCAGCAATAGTACCACTTGCTATAGCTTGGGTATTGTTACCTATAATGAACTACGCTAGTTATAAAGAATGGATACGATAATAGTACTACTTATAACTTGTGGGTTTACTTACCTATCAGCCTTCGTAGACCACGAACATCTATTAGATAACGACTTCATAGAGAGTCACACATCTCGATGGCTACTACGAGCTTCCTTTATATCGATAATAGCAGTATATGATGTCTTCTTGGCATGCGCAGCTGGTCTATTATTTACTTCAACATTTGATCAGACATTAAACTTACTTAGAGGAGAGTCTTTGTTTCACTTAGGGTCCACATCACGGTGGGACTTATTCTGGAAGAAGAGATTACCCTTATATATAGGAATGAAGGTATTAGCACTAGCTATATCTATAATAATAGCAATATGGACAATAATATAACAAACCAAGACATTATAAGCTCAGGCTTTAACATGATATTAGATGAGAACGAAGAAATAGAGTTTATATCTAAAGACCCAGCTGAGGGATTACCTACAGTATGGATAAGAGTAATAAGAAATGAAGAGAGTACTATAGCATGGTACCAGGACTTAGAACAGAAGATGGAGATTATCTTTGAATTGAAGGTAAATGACCGAGAAGAGTTTCTTGAGTTACTATCCATGGCTAAGTATGGAGGGCCTAAAGTCTAAAAAAACGCGAGGCCACCCCTAAAACAAGCCTTCGCGCATATTAATTTGCACCCTGGAGTAAATAAAAGCTATAGATTGCTTGTATATTAAATATAATATGCAGAGATTTGTACTTATTAATAATCCATAAACCAAACAGAAAACATGGAAGAAGAAAATGTAGTTGAAAAAGTAGATAAACTTAAAGCATGGCAAGAGAGAGCCGATAAGTTTAAAGGGAAAATCGAAAGTTTTATTAAAGATGGAGTAGACTGGCATCCTGAGGATGACCAAGTGTTATACTGTCAAACTGTAATCCCTAAGTTAACAGACGAAGATTTAGATGGGACAGATCCATTAGTATTAGAAACAATGTTCGAAGGAGATGTTGAAGGAGATGTAACGAAGAGAAACCTTACTCTTATCGCTATGGGCCCTGACTGTAAGAAGACACACATTAAACCAGGAACACAAATTACTGTAAGAGGACATGCATATAAGTTAGACTTAGACGCAGGTACTTTCTTTACAGTTAGAGAATATGATGTTATAGGATACCATGGTAAGAAACTTACTGTTTAGTATATACCTATGGCTAAAAGCCCTGTTTGGGACTAAGATTGAGGGAACTGATGTCGAGCCTAACGGTTCGGATGTTCCTTCTTCTTGGGCCAAAGAACAGAAGAAAGGGTTTTGGGACATCTATAATGTTGATGCAGAAGATAAGATTGACTATACTAATACTCATGAAGATCATCACAGTAATTACAAACATTTAGATGATATCCATGACGAACGTTCTAGGAGAATATCAGAACAAGTAGGATTAAAGTATGAAGAGGATGGTAAGACACCTTTAAATGCATCTGAAGTGTTTGATATGACATATGAACAATATGAGGAGTATAAGAAGAAGATTCTTCCTCATGCTAAAGATAGAAAGATTACAATGGAGGAAATAGAAGCTCTATTTGATTAACTTATATCGCGGGTTGGAGAAGTGGTTATCTCGTGGGTTTCATTATCCCAAGGTCGTAGGTTCGAATCCTACACCCGCTACTAAATTAAACTACTAAAATATTTGGTAGTTACTTTAATAATAGTATATTTGTAGCTTAATAAAGAAAGAAACAATGAAAACACAGCGTACAATACATAATACTCCCTTTATGAACGGAACTACTCCGTTTCAAGGAACGTGTTATGCATTAGTCCAGCTGGGTTAGACAAACAATACTACAACGTATTAAGGTCTTATCAGCAATGGTAAGACCTTTTTTCGTTTATTGCCCGATTGTCTAACTGGCAGGACGCCGTGTTTTGAGCTCGGAAGTGCAGGTTCGAACCCTGCTCGGGTAACATATAAAAGGCCTTAAAGTATTAGGGGTAATACGTCGCTCTTGTAAAGCGAAGGGTGTCAGTTCGATTCTGACTAAGGCCTCAATAAATATCGCGTGACGAAGCCAGGTACGTGCCCGCCTTGGAAGCGGGAGGAGGTAGGTTCGAATCCTGCTCATGCGACATATGGTGATTGTAGCTCAATCGGGAGAGCGCTGGACTGTGAATCCGGAGGTAGTGAGATCGAAACTCACCTTTCACCCACAATATGGAACTATAGCAAACACGGTGTATGCGTGCGGTTGAAGCCCGTGAGATCCTGGTTCGATACCAGGTGGTTCCACAAGGAGAATTAGTTTAATTGGAAAAACAGGGAGCTACGAACTCTCAGACATAGGTTCGACTCCTATATTCTCCTCTATACACTCTTTTTATAATATTTACTTGCTTATCATCTTAGATTCTGTATCTTTGCATGTATGAAACACGTAATAGAAAAGCTTAGCTTGAAATACAATATTCCAGAGCCTATTCTTAAGAAGATAGTACATAGTCCTTTTAAGTATACAGCAGAAGTGATGGCTGAAGGAGAATTTAAACCAGTCAGACATCCATACTTCGGAGTATTCGCGGTTAAGCCAGGAAGATTAGAAAAACTTAATAAGAAAAAAGAATAGATGGAAGAAGGTTATGAATTTACAGTAGTACAAGATTTACTTAAAGAGGTAGAGACTTCAGAGGGTGTAGAGCTTGTGTTACTTAAAAAGAACCTTCAAACCAAATGGTACTGTAGAGATTTAAACATGATTTCATCTTTTGCTCAAACATATAACGATAATGGTAATATCAGAATACACCATACACGTATAACCGCAGCAGGAGAAGATATGATAGTTAAACTTCCATATAGTAAAGCCAAAGAGCTATTTAAAGGTAGAACAGAGGTTAAAGGATTTAAAAACGAAAAATAATTTATGGGATTATTCGATTATCAAAACTACATGGTTGTATTACATCCAGATTCAGTAGTTATTCCACCCTTCATAGATCTATGGGAAAGGGACAAAACAAAGAACAAACATAAGGCCACTAAAGAGCTATCATACGTATACTTCGTATGTGACTTTAAATCTCCGTACTCTATATATGAGGAATCCGGTAGAGAGGCCAAAGTAAGAGAAGACTTCATTAAAGATGATAAGTGGAAACCTGATGCTATGGTATTAGCAGCGATGGATAAGTATAATAAGTTTCAAATGACTTATACTATGAAGTTTCTTAAGTCAGCAAGAGGAGCTACAGAGAAGCTTCAAGCTTACTTTGATGAGGTAGACTTCCACGCTGTAGACGAGAAAGGAGCACCTATATACAAAGCTACAGATGTAGTACGTAATCTTAAAGAGGTAGGTAATGTAATAGAATCACTTAATAAAGTAGAAGAAAAAGTTAAAAAAGAGATTGATGATAAAGCCAAAGTAAAGGGTAAGAAAGTCATCAGTGATCGAGAACGTTAATAAATATAAACATGGCAATAACAAACGACCAACTAGAACAACTGAAATTTATAAAAGTAAAAGGCTCTAAGAACTATATTAGAGCAGTAGGAGACGATATCATCCTAACAGCTTCACAGGCTCATATATATCTGAATGGAATGCATATGATAAACATTGAGTTTATTGATATGAAGTTCCTAGAACTATATATAGAGAAAGTTATACAGTCTAAACGAAAATCTGATAATGCTAGAAGAAAAGAAGCTTAATCACTTAGACATAGTTCCTACATTTGTTAATGCTAGGGAGTTCTGCCGTGAAGCTTTAAATTTTTTAGCATCTGGTAACAATGAGGACGAACGGTATTATACCGCGGCCCCTATAGGTACAGGTGCGCATAAAGAGTATTGGGATGAACAAGAGAAACGATGCCGAGAAGGGTATGAAGTTGGAGGGGTACGTATAACCGGGCCTCATTACTTCTATTTGAACTTCTGTCGTATTAAGGTTACAGTAAAGGAAGGTAAGATAGAACGTAAGATCTATTCCTTCCCTAAGTTCTTAGATGTAGATTATTACTTCTTCCATGAGGTAGAGATAGCTCGTGAAAACGGAGAAGGTATTATAGTAGCTAAATCTCGTCGTAAAGGGTTCTCATTTAAAACAGGAGCACTGGTTGCACATCAGTATACATTCTTTAGAAATTCTATTTCTATTATAGGCGCATACTTAGAGGCTTATTCCGGAGCTACTATGAATATGGCCCTTGAAATGTTAAACTTCAATGACCATAAGACAGATTTTAAGAAAGAGAGATTAACTAATAAGAAAGAGCACATCATATCAGGATTCGAAGAGAACGGAGTTAAGATGGGGTTCAAGAGTGAGATCTTTAGATTAACCTTTAAGGATAACTTCTCAGCAGCTATTGGTAAGACAGCCGATTTAATGTTATTTGAGGAAGCGGGAAAGTGGCCCAATCTTATTGAGTCATACGCAGTAACAGCTCCGGTATTCCGAGATGGTAGTATTATGACTGGAATACCTATTATCTTTGGAACAGGAGGTGATATGGAAATGGGATCCGTAGACTTCAGTGAGATGTTCTATAACCCTGAAACATATTGGTTACGTGCATATGAGAATATATGGGATGACGGAGGATACGGAACTAGCTGTGGCCTATTCATTGATGATATGTGGTATAAGCCAGGTAAAGTTCTAATACCTAAATACTTAAAAGACGAGTATCATAAAGATCCTCCAGGTATAGGAGAAATAGAGAAATACCAAAAGAAGAATCCAGATGATATGATAGTGGTAGACGCTGTCGATGATAATGGTAACTCACACAGATGTGCTGCTGAGGTAGCGCTAGATAGAGAGCGAGACGAAAAGAAGAAAGGTTCTACTAAGAAGTCCTGGGAAAAATATATCACGCAGTATCCGAAAACACCTAAGGAAGCATTCCTTCGAACTAGTGGAAACGTATTCCCTACAGTAGAGCTTAATGCATGGTTAGGAGAGTTAGAGGTTAGTAGAAAAGCACAGGCTGCAGGTATGATAGGTGACCTATATTGGGAACAAGAGAAGGTTAAGTGGAAGCCTAATCAGAACTTATACCCAGTAGAGAAGTTCCCTCATAAATCAGATGAAGACAATACAGGATGTGTAGTTATATGGGAACATCCATTTAAAGATGATAAAGGGGAGATTCCTTACGGAATGTATATTGCTGGAACGGATCCATATGACCAAGATGGTTCTACAACCTCTTCGTTAGGGTCTACCTTTATATATAAGACTTTCACACAGTTCGACCAGACTTATAACATGGTTGTTGCTGAGTATACAGGACGACCGGATCAAGCTAGTACCAATTATGAAATAACTCG